GGTACGGACTTGAATTTGACTGTGTAAATGAGAATTTGCCACAAATGATTGAGCAATGGGGCGGTGAAAGTAGAAAAATTTATGCTGATGTCTATATTGACGATAAGGCTGTAAATAAGCCGAAATATTGTATTCCGTATAAGGAGGGAAATAAAGAATGATAAGTCAAGAAGAAATAAAAGCATTAAAAGAAATTCTGTCAGAAAACAAAGACAGTGAAATCAAGATTGCAAGGAGTTTTCTTGAGGATATTGCGGGGTATTTTGAAAATGGTGGTTGGAATGACATAGGGAATGGCTTGCCGCCTATAGGACAGCCTTTGGCTGTTACGATTAAGGATAATCTTCAAGGTATGCCAAATCAGCTTAGATACCCCGTTTATTATGTCAAAGACACTATGAAAGATGGGTATGCTTGGAAGTGGTTTTATGGGGATATGGTATATGACTTAGTGCCTGATATAAGTGAAGTGGTGGCTTGGAAACAATTGCCAGAAATCTATTGCGTGGAGGATGTGGAAAATGATTGATGAAAAGAAATTGATTGCGGAATTGCAAAATCACACACTGGAATATAAAGATACGGATATGGGAATAGGAATAAATGTTGTAAAAGAAATTATAAAAAATCAGCCCAAAATCGGAGAGTGGATTCCATGCAGTGAACGGTTGCCAGAGGAAAGCGGATATTATCTTGTTACATATCACGATTGGAGTGATGGAAATTATCTCCCTAAATTTGATGATATTCATGTAAGACGCTTGCATTACCAAGTAAGTGAACATTTTACAGGGTGGAATTATCCTAAATGCGTGGATAAAAATGCAGAAGCCGATGAGCACAAAGAAGTTATCGCATGGCAACCGTTACCAGAACCATACAAGGAGGTCAAAGAAAATGAGAATTAATGTTGAAAATGCAGATAAACCAATAGCCGAATTTAAGATAAGACACAAAGGTGCGAATCTGAATTTTGCTTGGATATGTGAAAATCCAGCAAGACCATTTTCTTCAGAAGAACTTTCACGTCCTAATCTTTGCGAGATTTGCATTGATGATGTTTTAGAGTTGGAAAATTTCCTGTATATGTTTGGAGCGGGCAAAGAAGGAAATGTGCGGCATGATAGGTCGTTTTGAATAAATTCAGCACCAGAACTTGAAAAGGAAGTGATGACATTTGAATAACTTTCTGCCTCTTGATAGGAATTTATTAAAACATTGGCTTTGGGAAGATAAACCATTTTCCAAAGGTCAGGCATGGGTAGATTTGCTCATGCTTGCCAATTACAAGGATAAGAAAAAGCCTGTAAATGGAGAAATGCAGATATACAAAAGAGGCGATGTAAATTTAAGTATGAAGCAACTTTCTGACCGTTGGGGCTGGGATAGGAGGACAGTTAAAAGGTTTTTGGATTTACTTTCAAATGACAAAATGGTGTCAGTGAATAGTACAACGCATGGTACAACCATAACCATTGTAAATTATGAGGTTTTTAATAGTTCATGTACAACCGAATGTACAACAAATGCCCACCTAAATGTACAACCAAATGTACAACCAATGGCACAACCGAATGTACAACAAATGCCCACAACTAATAAAGATAAAGAACTGGAAGAAATTAAAGAAGGGGAAAAATGCAAAGAAGATAATATACCCCCTTTATCCCCCAAAGGGGAAACGGAAGAGAAGAAGGACAAACCAAAAAGAAAGCAATTTGTCATACCAACAGTTGAGGAAGTCGAGGAATATTGCTTTGAAAGAAATAACAAGGTGGACGCTGAAATGTTTGTTAATTTCTATGCTTCCAAGGGCTGGATGATTGGGAAAAATCCTATGAAGGACTGGAAAGCGGCGGTAAGGACTTGGGAGAGAAAGGATAAGGAGAGCGGAAAGCCAAGTCAAAAAAGAAGTAGTGGTGGTATTGATTGGGATAATGTGTAGGAAAGGAAGAGCTGAGAATGAGAGAAATAAAATTTAGAGGGCAGACAAGACGAAAGGGAGAACATCTTGTAAATATGGCAGGAGATAAATGCGACAGTAATTGGGTATATGGTGGCATATTTCCACAGAATGAAGATGATAAAGGATTTGCGATTATATACCAGCAAGAACCCGAAATAAAGAAATACCCTGTTTACGCCGATACAATAGGACAATATACAGGTTTGAAAGATAAGAACGGTAAGGAAATTTACGAGGGAGATATTGTCGCATTTATGGACACATATTCAACAGACAACGGATATGCCGAAATGGACTGCATCGGGAAAGTTGGTTGGGAAGATGAAGAACTATGCTTTTATGTGACAGAAAGGCTTTCCTCTGAAAGTTGGGAAATTTTGCAAGAATGTGTTGTTATCGGCAATATTTTTGACAATCCCGAACTGTTAGGCGGTGATACCGATTGACAAGGGAAGAAACAGTAAAAATAATCCGAATTATGGTTGACAGCTACCCGAAATACAAGCCGAACAACTTAGAAATGGAAGGAGTGTTTGAATGACGAGGGAAGAGACAAAGAACATTATAATGTTTATTTCCGGGAGCTATCCGAATTTCAAACCGTTAGACCTAACTGAAACAGTAAACTCATGGGCGACGGTGTTTTCTAATTTTGATGTTGAACAAGTTAAGCTGTTGGTTAAAGCCTACATAGTGTCAAATGAAAGCGGATTTCCACCAAGTATAAGCGACATTATAAAGATTTACCGTATGACTGTAGAACCGCAGGAATTAAACGAGATGGAGGCATGGGCGTTAGTTGCAAAGGCTTTACGGAATGGAGGGTATCGTGCTTTGGAAGAATATGAAAAACTCCCTCCGGCATTGCAAAAAGCAGTTGGAACACATGAGCAGTTAAGGAATTGGGCGTTAGACGAGAATTTCAATGAGGAAGTGGCAAAATCAAATTTTCTTCGGACATATCGAACAGAGGTTAAACGAGAACGGGAGCTTGCCAAAATGCCGAGCGACGTTCGCAGGCTTGTTGAAACCGTTAATCGGAACTCGTACAAGGCTCAAATAGAGGATAAAAGGAAGGAAGCGATAAAATCCTTGAGTGAGAGAAAAGAAAGCGAAATAAAGGCATTAGAAGACAAGAGAGAGGGTGTTCCGATGCTGGAGAGATGTAAGCAGAGAATGGAGGACATGAGGAATGAGCAAAACAATGGGTGTTAGCCCTATAACAGACACAATCTATTATGGAACGGTTAAAAATGATATGTGGCAGGGGAAAAGGGAAGATGTAACGGATATTGCAATTAAGGCAGTTTTTGAGTGGTTTATGCACAAAATGAAAGCCGAATGTCCTGATGGTGCATATCAGATAAGATTTCCGGGTGTCCCGTATGTCCTTGAAATGAGGAAAGAAAAGGAGAATACAGAAAATGAGTAAATCTATTTTGGTTATTGATACGCCGGAATGCTGTATTGATTGCCCTTGCCACTTTGCAGACGTGGGAGGGATGATGTTTTGTGGAGCGACAAACAAAAGACTTTTGACGGACGATATTGAAACATTTAAGCCCGATTGGTGCCCATTGAGAGAAATTCCCCCTAAAAAGCTACGGAATAAATATCATAACGAATATGAAAGAGGAAGTGTTGACGGTTTTAACGCCTGCATTGATGAGATATTAAAGGAGGGTGCCGAAAAAATGAGTAATGATTTGATTAGTAGAAACGAGCTAGTAAAGCAATTAAAATTATCGCTAAACAGAAGTTCACTTGGAGAAATTACTGCAAGGACAGAAATATCAGTTGGAGAATTGGCATCTTTAATTAACGATTTACAGACTGCCTATGACTTGAAAAAGGTTTTGGAGCGGATAGGGGAGAATGAGAAGGATTTACTGGAAGCTATTGACGAAATTTGTGAACTTCCAATTATAGGCGTAAAACATCTTAAAGAGTTATTCGCCGAATATACGAAGGAAATAATCGAAATCGTAAAGGCAGGTGGCGTAAATGGATAGAAAAGAATATGCAAGAAAAATGAGAGAAGAAGCATATAGACAAAATTCGGATATTATGCAAGTTTCCGTTGATTTATGGATGCAGATTGCTGATATTATTGAAAGCTCTTGCGATATAGAGGATGTTACGAAAGAGATTCAGGAACTCAAATCAAGATATTTTGAGGTATCTTCAGAAGGTTATCCGACAGATGAAAAATTTTTTGCAGATGATGTTATGAATATTTTGCGGGGTATAGGAAAAATGGATAAAATAATAGCCTACACAGACGGTTCAGCCCTAAACAACGGGAGTTCCGACAGCGGCTGTGGTTGGGCTTGCAAACTTATTTACCGAGGTCATGAGAAAATGAAGTCCGGCGGTGATAAGGGTAAGACCAACAATTACATGGAGATGACCGCCGTTCTGGAAGCCATGCGGAGCATAACGGACAAGTCTATCCCGATTGAGGTTTATTCCGATAGTAAGTACGTTGTTGAAACACTGAATGGGAATTATCAGATTAAGAAAAATTTGGAGTTGTGGGATTTACTCATGCAGGAGAAAGAGAAGCTTAATGATATTAAATTTCTTTGGTTGAAAGGCCACGACAAAAACAGGCACAATAATGATGTTGACCGCAGGGCGGTTGAGGAAGCGAGGAAGGTGAGGTAATGACATTGGATAATCCATTTAACGTATCAAAAGAAAGAGTTACAGAAACAGTAAAGCAAATGTCGAATTTAATGAATTGCGACTATAAGACGGCGTATGATAAGTACACGCATGAATTGGTTAAAATGTGTGCCAGTTGGAAGGAAATAGAACCATTGCTATCAAAATGAATAAAATAAGAATTTGAAGTAAATCAATCGACACTCTCGTCGTGAAAAAATTGCTGATTTATAAAATATATTTTAGGGGCTTGTTGTCATGAAAAACGTATTTTTTGTCGTACGTCCGAAAGGAAACACCATTGTAAGCATTATGTACAACAGAATGGATGGCAAATATCATTTTGTCAATATTAAAAGTAATCATATATGCGTTTGCGGTTTTAATTCTGTGGAAAGTGCGATAGATGACATGGAAAGGTTAAAACAAATAGGTAAAATTACAGATTATTTCGGAGTAGATATTTAAAAACGGAGGTAAAAAGTTTTTCTCCGATTTAATAACAGAGAAATTTCCAGTAGATTGTTTTGGAAAGCGAGGTAATAGCACATGGCAAACGAATACTTGTGAAAATGTTGGAATGCATTGAGCGACATGCATTCTGCGAGGACGCAAATAGGAGTTTTGATTACTGCCAAGAAACAAATTGCTTGGAATGTCAGATTGATTTTTGCAAAGAAGAACTGAAACAAGGAAAAATGTTAATGTTTTAAAATATTTAAGGAGGTAAAGAGGTTTTCCCGGGAAATAAAGCTGGCTTTACTCCGAAAATGATATGACGCAAAAAGAAAGAAATGCAAGGCAGTATAGAAGTAGAACGGACAATGGCCTTTGCCCGAAATGCGGCAATGTGCTAGACAGAGAAGGACATTATTGTTCTGCTTGCCTTGAAAAATTCAATGAATACCACAGGGGAAATAAGAAATTTTACCGAGAGCACCATATCTGCACTGAATGCGGAAAGGTAGCTGTATTTGGCGATGACAAAATATGCCCGGAATGCAGGGCAAAAATGAACAATAGAAGAAAACCATTGACGGACGACCAAAAAAACGTTACGGAGAGAAATTCAAAAAAACAGCAGAAATCGTTATATCAAAAGAGGAAAGAAAAAGGAATTTGCACTAGATGCGGAAAAAGAAAAGCTTCGCCTGGAAAGACAAAATGCGGAATTTGCCTTTCGAAAGATGCGGAAATGCATAGGATGTCCAGAATTTCAAAGGTTGAAAGGAAGAACTATGGATTTTGCTACATATGCGGGGAACTACTTGATAGAGACGGCGGTATTTGCAGAAAATGCGCCGAAACAGTGACGGCTAATCTGCCAAAGGATGGAGACGATGTGACCTGTAGAAATGATAATAAATTGGTTTTTGGAAAGGCGGCGAAATAATTATGGACGGCTTTTCCGACAAAGAATTATTGAATTTCGCCCTGCAGAATGATATGATTGACATTGACACCATCCAGAAGAGAATTGAAATGAACGAAAGATTAAAGTATCTTGAAATGCACGATTTTAAAATTTGGCAAGGAACAGATGAAAAATGGAGAACCTATTTGCCAGATGAAGAAAAGAGGAGGAAGTTAATCAAAAGAAACTCAAAAAAAGATATAGAGGATATGATCTGTTCTTATTATAGGCAGATGAAGAACGAGCCGACAATTGACCAGATTTTTAATTTATGGATTGATGAAAAGCTTCGGTTTGGAGAAATTCAAAAGCAGACTTATGACCGGTACAAAACGGATTATGACAGATTTTTTGTAAACAATGGGAGTTTTAAAGATTTTTCAAAAAGAAAAATAAAGTATGTCGATGAAGAAGATCTGGAAGAATTTATTAAAATTACGATTGTCAGCATGAATTTAACCCAAAAGGCTTACAGCGGTTTGCGAATCTTGGTAAATGGAATTTTTAAACATGCCAAGAAAAAAGGTTATTCAAAACTAAGCATAACAAATTTTATGGGGGATTTGGAACTTTCAAGAAAGTCTTTCAGGAAAAATATAAAAGACAAGGAAAATGAAGTTTACCAAGAAGAAGAGGCGGAAAAATTGATTAATTATTTAAAGAACTCTGTTGATGATATTCGCTGTCAAGGATTGCTTTTAATATTTGAAAGCGGACTGAGAATTGGTGAGTTGTGCGGGTTAAAACCGGAAGATGTGGGGAATGGGTTTATCCATATAAGGAGAACGGAGATAAAGTATCGCGATGAATCTGGAAAATGGACGATGGGAGTTAAGGATTATCCAAAATCAGATGCGGGAGACCGATACATAGTAATTAACCAAAACGCAGTGAAAACTTTAGAAAATGTAATGCGCACTAGGGGTTTTGGCGATTATCTTTTTACAGAAAATGACAAGAGAATACGTTCAAATGGATTTCGACGAAAACTTGAACGCGTTTGTAATGAGCTGGGCATAAAGTACAAATCTAACCACAAGATACGAAAGACCTACGGAACGATTCTTATTGACAGCGGGGTCGACGAAAGTATCATAGCGGAACAAATGGGGCACACAGACATTGCAACCACTAAAAAGTATTACTATTTCAGCAACAAGAGTGATGAAAAGAAACGAGAACAGATAAACGCCGCTATATCTTTCTAGGTAACCAAAAGTAATCAAAGGTAATCAAAATAACAACAGAAAAATCCAGTAAAATCAATAGTTTTGTGGATTTCAAACGGGGTTCGATTCTCTCATCCCCTGTTGAGAAAAAAGCTTCGAAACGTTGAATTTTAAAGGATTTCGAGGCTTTTTATTTTTGCAAAAATTGACGAGGTAATCAAAAAGGTAATCAGAACTAATGTTCTAAAAATATTACGAAAGGAAAATCTGGATGGTGTTTCCTTTTTTGTTTGACTATAATAAAATTTAAATATATAATATAAGGGGATTTTGTCAATGAAAACTTTGTAAAATAATAATCAGGAGGGTATCTATGCTTAAAATACCCGATTTTACAAAGCCGGAAATTGACTTTATAAAGGAAAATTCAAATTTCACAGCACAGGAAATAATGCTTTTTGATTTAAGAAACAGCGAACATTCTCTTGAAGTATGTGCGGAGTTGATGAATGTTAGTGTTTCTACCGTTAAGAGGATAAACAAGAAAATGAAATCGAAGATTATTCGCATACTATGATTTTGGAGGGTTTTATGAAGAATATTGATTTTTATTTTAGAAGAATTAAAGAGCCTATAATCGGAAAAGAATATTTTCACTAT